TGATGTAATAGGTTTTGCAGTTGATTTTGATAATAAAGAATTAAAATATTATAGAAACAACTCACTTGTGAATACTTTATCTTTACAGGGCTACAACGGAACACCTACCAACGTAAACTTTTTAGGTATGGCATTCCAACCTGATTTAATTTGGTTAAAAGGAAGAAGTTTTTCAGATAATCATCAATTAACAGATTCAGTAAGAGGAAATACAAAATACTTAATTCCTAATGGTACTCAAGCAGAAAACACATCTACTATTAAGGTAACATCTTTTGACTCAAATGGATTTACTTTAGGTTCAGATACCCCTATTAACAATAATAATGAAACTCACGTTGCTTGGTGTTGGAAAGCAGGAGGTGCAGCGGTATTAAATGAAGAAGGAAGTATAGACAGTCAAGTTAGTGCAAATCAAGCAGCAGGATTTAGTATTGTTAGTTATACAGGGAATGCTACAGCAGGTGCTACAGTAGGACACGGATTAAGTTCTGCCCCTGAAATGATTATTATAAAAGATTTAGACCAAGCAGTTAATTGGGCAGTTTATCATATAGGAACAGATGCAACAAGTCCTGAAGATTATAAATTAGAACTTAATACAACTTCTACAAGAATAAACCAAAGTGGTGCGTGGAATGATACTCAACCAAACGCTACTACATTTACACTTGGAGGTGGTGGTGTTGTAAGTACGCTAAATAATGATTATATCGCCTACTGCTTCCATTCAGTAAGCGGATATAGTTCGATAGGGAGTTTTGTTGGAGATGGTAGTACAGATACAGTTTTAAATTTAGGTTTTGAACCAAGATGGATAATGATAAAGAATACCAATAATACAACAGGTTGGTTTATTATGGATGTAGAAAGAAGTGATTTTGCATTAAGATTAAAAGCAGATTCAAATGTGGGAGATAGTAATGTTGGAACACTAACAACAAGTTCTACTGGTATTACAATAAGCGCAACCAACAGTGATGGTAGAATAAATGGTAGACCAGGTTATAGTGATACTATGATATATTTAGCAATAGCATAAACAATGGAAAATTAAATAAAATAAAAATGAATTTAATACGAAAAATATCAATTGGTCGTGATTATAAAAACGACGCAATGCATTATAGCATTGGACAAGAAGTATTTGGAGGACATACTATATCTGAAATACTTGAAGAAGAAGAAGGATACGTAATATATATAAAGAAAAAAGACGAAGTATTGCCATGGAAACATTTTAATAAGAATATGGCAGTATCAATTGAATTTAATTTAGAATATTAATGAAACATACACATGCTTATATTGTTGAACCAATTAACGGCAGATACAATAATAAGAAAAATGTTGAAAACCAAGAATTAATATTAAATACATCAATAGAAGATCATAAGTTTGTGAATAGATCTGGTATTATAATTGAAATACCAGTTATTAAAGACGAATATGATTTACAAATAGGCGATGAAGTAATCATTCATCATAATGTATTTAGAAGATATTACGATATTCGAGGTAACGAAAAAAACAGTAGAAATTATTTTGAAGAAAACAAATACTTTTGTTTTACTGATCAAATATTTTTATATAAAAGAGGTGACAAATGGTACACGCCACCAGGTTTTTGCTTTGTAAAGCCAATTAAAAGTTTAAATAGTCTTTCAGACGATAAAGAAGAGCCTCTTACAGGTGTTTTAAAGCACATAGGACGCGATTTAAAAGACTTTGGTTTACAGAACAATGATTTAATAGGGTTTACGCCAAATAGTGAATATGAGTTTGTTATAGAAGGCGAACGATTATACAGAGTACCACTTAATTCAATTTCAATTAAATATGAACGCAAAGGAACTGAAGTCGAATATAATACAAGCTGGGTATAAAGCAGTGCATGAGCTTATACGGGTAGCAGAGGAAGAAATAATTGTTGAAGGCGGTGATGACGAACTTGCTGCTGATAGATTAAAAAATGCTGCTGCTACTAAAAAACTTGCAATATTTGATGCTTTTGAAATTCTTACACGCATAGAAGCTGAAAAGAATTTAATGGAAGATAAACCCATTGAAAAGAAAGAAGCGTTTGGTGGATTTGCTGAAAGAAGATCTAGGTAATGTACGAACAGACATTAGTTAAAACCGTAACACCAGTTAAGTCTAACGTAATCAAAAGATTAAATAGATATAACAAATGGGAATACGGATATAATAAAGAACACGATATTATTGTTATCAGTAAGAATGGTAAGATTGGTGAGATAATTGAAATTCAAGGGCTGTGTATAGCATTACCACCTCAGCCAAAAGAAGTTGAAAACAATAATAACAGATGGACTCCGCATGAGTTTCCTAAGGAGCTTAAAAACGTAAAAAGTATATTTGATTGGGAAACATATCCGGATTCTTTTAAAAACAAATGGTATGCATATATTGATAGAGAATTTACCAAACGCGAAGAAGGTTATTGGTTCATTAACAAAGGTATCCCTACTTTTATTACTGGTTCTCATTATATGTACCTGCAGCACACCAAAATTGATGTTGGGAAGCCAGACTATAGGGAAGCAAACAGATTATTCTTCATATTCTGGGAAGCATGCAAGGCAGATAAAAGATGCTATGGAATGTGCTACCTCAAGAATAGACGATCTGGATTTAGCTTTATGGCCTCATCAGAGACTGTTAACCAGGCTACAATTACATCAGATGCCAGATTTGGAATATTATCTAAGTCCGGTGCAGAGGCAAAAAAAATGTTTACAGACAAAGTGGTACCTATATCCGTCAACTACCCGTTCTTTTTTAAACCGATACAAGATGGGATGGACAGACCAAAGTCAGAACTCGCATATAGAGTACCAGCATCCAAACTTACTAAAAAATCAATTACAGAAACCAGTGAAAAGCAGATACTTGAAGGGCTTGATACAACAATAGACTGGAAGAATACAGGTGATAATAGTTATGATGGTGAGAAGCTTAGACTATTAGTGCATGATGAATCTGGCAAATGGGAAAGACCTGATAATATATTAAACAACTGGAGGGTAACAAAAACAACGCTGCGTCTAGGTAGCAGAATT